GTAGCAGTTTGTGCTAAAAAAACGCCAATATGTTGGTCCTTCTTGCGTATGTTGCACGTCCGACAACAGGCAACAAGATTCTCTGGGTCGTCACTACCACCTCGCTTGAGTGGCACAATGTGGTCCACCTCATTAGCTGAATCACCGCAATAAGCGCAGGTATAACTATCACGCTGCAAGATGCGAAGCCTGACCTTCTTCCACCTGCTATCTCGTCTGCTCTCCTTCGCCATTAATGCCAGCCGTACTTCACCCAATGCTTCAACGCATTGCATGGCTTACCTTGATAGCGGTGGTTTATATATCGTAAATGCGCCTTTATCTGTTGCCTTGGTGTCAAGTCTCTATACCAGGTAGAACGCATCTGGCCTAAGCCATAGTGTGAACCGTTCTTCGCACTATGGTTCCAGCTACTCTCAGCTTCTATCAAATCTATGAAGCAAATGAATTCATCCCAATCTCTAATCTGGTTGTGTGCATAGAGCTTGAGATTCATCTCTGAGTTCTTCCAAGCAAAGGAAGAAGATGCAGAAGATAACAAGATGAAAGAGGCTAACAAGCCTATGAATAGAGCCTTGCCCCATGCTAGGCTTCGCCTTTGGGGCTCTGTCCCCCAGGCGATGCCGCTAAGCATACTACGCTTGTCAAGTCGAGAAGCAAAACCGCAGGTCAGACGGCGTGTCGTCATCGTTGTCCTTTCGGGTAACACTTATTGCACAGCTCTTGAGCATAGGTCCAGACACCGCACATGAGGCATCTTTGGACTCGTTCATCTCTGGCCATAGCCAGCCGCCTTGAGTAGATAGATGAGGTCGTCGAGCCTGACGATTCCACACCATTCGCCAATGCTTTGTGGTCCCTGTCCATCAAGTCGAATCACCCCAAGTCCCAATCCTTTATCTCGTCTTCTTCGCTCCAGTTGCTTGAGAAGGCCGCTAGGATTAAACCCTCTTCTGGCTTTAACTTCCCAATCCACCCCTTGCATCCCAACAATGTCAGTCCCAGAAGCACCCGAATTCGTTGGATAAACGACAAACCCGTGATGCTGCAGATATTCGGCCAAAAGTATTTCACTTTTTCTTCCCCTCGCTTTTCTACTCATAGTTGCGGATTCTTTTCTTTGCATGGTGGGCACAGCCAGGCATAGTCCAGGCCATCCTCACTCATCATTAACTTAGAGCCACCACCAGTAAGCACCACAGCAAGACACAGATAGCACTTAACAGGATGCGTGTTGGTAAGTCGTCTGAGCCCCTCAACCGCTTCATCCATGATTCACAGCTCTGAGCTCAAAGAGCCATTTGCCATCTGACAACTTGCCCCACATAGGCTCGCATTGCTGGCCTTTAATCTTCTCGATGCAGGACCACATTGCCCAGGGCTTACCTGTGGCTTTGGATTCGCCCGACTTGAAGACGCGCTCGCCATGTTTGCACATGTATTTTATGGGCTCTGCGCCTAGCGATTCTTCGAGATGCTTAACGAATGCGCCGTCATCGCTGAATGCTTTGGCTTCCTCGTCATCCCAGACAATCGTGTTTGGCTCGTTTGGTACTAGCTTGGTATCACCTTGGAACGGATGCTTTACCAGGGGCGAGTCGCCTGATTTAACTTTAGCCATTTCCTCTCGACTTGGGCGCTTTCCCTTTGCAGCGTATCCAGCGTTAGCCAAAGCTCTCCCGATTGCCGAAGTTTCTGCGTTCTCGAGAGCTGACGTAGAATTAACGCCTCTATCCGAAATAGTTTCCTCAGCAAGACCCGTCGCGAATGGTGCTCTATCATCAACCATCCGATATAACCGAGCAAAGACGATAAAGCGGTTGCCTTCATGCGCCAGTAGCTCCGTCTCAATCCTGCCAGGCGGAAAGTCATTCCAAAACTTCTCAATCCTGCTTTCGACTGTTTCGTAATCATCCAAGTTCCAACCCATCGATTTCCTGCTTTCCTAGTGCGTAGTTCAACTGGTCCCTAAATGACCAGGTTGTGCCGTCAGGCCAGGTTTGCAACTCGTTGGCGCAGTCCTGGCAGTAAGCTCTTTCAAAGTCAAGCCTACCTTTCGTTTCGCTCTTTACTATCCAACGCGCAGGCTTTTGTGCGTTTGGATGCCAGACATTCGAGCGCAGCATTCCCCACCTCATCTTGCAGATGTCACACCATCGGTCCCGTTGATGGTTAGCTTGGATTGACATAGTTGTTGTCTGACTCATCAACTGAGGCCTCATAAGCGATTGCGAGGTAGCAAATCGCGTCGAGGTAACTGTCGCGGTTTCCAGGTCCCTTCGTCTTAGCGATTCTGGCGAGTTTGCCCAAAACGTAGTCAATCGCCACTTTATGTGACGTTTCAGGAAATCCAAACATGGCACACCGCAGTCGAGCAGTTCGGTCCATTGTGTCGATGTAATCTCCATATACTTTACCTCGGGTACCGATGATTCGACATGATTCATCGAGCAACTCGATTGCTGGTTTCATTATCATTAAGTTTCTTCCCTGCTTTGAAGCCACGCCAATACTCCCTCTCACTCACGATTACATAACAGCACCATAGGATGAATAAACCAGCCATCGACACCCACCAATAAATAATCATGGGGTCGATGTTGAGCCAGGCGCTCATTTGACAAGCTCGCTTAAAGCTAGGTTTTGAAGGTTGATGTAAGCCCTGCGAATCAGCTTCTCGGCTGCCTCTAGGTCTTGATTCTCGTTCACGGCTATAAGCGCCGATTCGAGATTATTGTTCACCGCGTTCCGATATTCACGGATTGACTTGGTCTTCATCGGCCAGCACCCATCAACTGTGCGGCCAGGTAATCCAAGGAAATCTCACCATTCTTGATTAAGCGGTTGAGGCTTCCATTGTAGAAACGCTGATTGACGTTTGCAAAGACGCGATGGAAAGCGTCAAATGTGTAACCTGTGTTTTGAAACAGCTGAGTCTGGAAATCCTCGAACTGCTGTGCTGTCAAAGTTGTCATCGTTAGGCTCTTTCTGTCATACCACCTTGGTCTGACACGAATAAGGCTACGCCCTAACTACGACTTTTTGATGGGCGTGTCGATAACGATTTTGTTATAAAATCCGAGGCTGATTCCCACGCATCCATGAGCGCGTCGGTGTCCCTGTAAAGCGGCACTATGTCGTAAATCACTTATAGCGTTTACCCTCAAAGACAAAGCTGCCGTCTGGGCTCATTGGGACCATGACAGGCGTGAACCGCTTGCCGTCCAGGTAGCCCACCATAAAGCCAGGTTGCCAGTTCGCATAACCCTTTGTATAGCCCATGCCTGGAGAAGTCAAATCCACAAAATTGCCGACCTCACATCCCCATAGGATACGGCTATAACGGCCCTGGAAGGCCTCTGAGACCGCTGAAATCCCCAGTCTATGGGTATGACCACAGACCACCGATTTTCCTAGCCTTATAGCGCCATTTAAGGCCGTTTGACCAGGCTTGTTTGATAGGGGTACAGCGTCGCCGTGAATGGCTACCCAGCCAGGCGCAAAGGTCAGGCCTTTCGCGTGGTAGCGGATGCCAGCCTTGTCGTATCCCATGAAGCGGTGATATTGGAGCTCTGGCAGCTTGAGGAAGGCAGGAAGCCTACGGCTCAGGGACTTATACACCCTAGCTCCATGATTGGAGCCCAGCACATCCGTAACGCCAAGCTGGTCAAGAATCTCCAATGTCCATTCTCTGTCATCATTGATGTCGCCTTCGACTTCTTGCCAAGCGGCAGCGAATGAACCGAGCTGTGGTAAGTCTATCTCATCACCAATCTGAATGACTTGGTGGGGTTTCCATTTGGCCAGGAAGCGGGCCATTGCATTGACCATCACCTCCGAGTGGAATGGAACCTGGAGGTCTGGAACGAATGCGATTTTCTTAATCTTCTTCCTCTTCCTCGTCGTCGAATGGGTCGAAGATGTCGTCATTGACGGGCCATCTTGGCACTATGGTTTCCTGTGCCACCCATCGAGCTTTATCTGGGTCGTATCCCTGGCGAATCAATGCAGCTTCAAATTCGACAAAGGTGATAGCCCATTGGTCAATAGGAGTAAGCGGCTGGCGTTTATCGCGCTTTGCGCTTCGTTCTTTTGCGCGGCGTAGTGCGGCCTTTTGAGCCTTGGTTGCTTTTGCCATTGCTACCTCCCGACATAATGGTGGCATAGATGTCTGACTGTCGCTGGGACAACACGCCGATTTCAACTTCCAGGTGGTCCATCCTGAGCGTCAGTTGATTGCCAATCTCGGCAACAAACTGGCGAACCATCCATCTCAATGCTGCTAGGAAGCCAGTCGCTATCGCGGTCAGCCCTGCAAGGATGCCAATCCACTGTTCGACAGTCATTTGACGGGTTTGGCGTAGCCAAAGACACCTGCCAGCACTGCAAAGAGAACTGCTCGGTAGTCGAGGTCAAAGTTTGAACCAGCCCATGCGGCGAGGAAACCACCGAGAGCTAAAAGGATTGGGTGCTTGAGATAGTTAGTCATTGTTGCCTCCTAAGCATGGCACGTCAAAACGCGTCATGTCATTGTCGCCGAGTTTGGTGAAGCTAATGTGTATGTGACGCTCATGAGAATCTCCAGCATACTTTCGCCAGCGAAAGAAAAACCTTCGAGATGCAATTCGGCCTTTGTGGATGATGTAGTTGATACGTTTATCAGATTTGGCAGCCACTCGAAGCTGATTAGCCAGCTCCCACGACCCGACTTGATGTCGTAAGTCAGCATCAATATCGAGGGCACGAACCCAGCCTTGCGCATCTGGATTGTGGTCAGACTTGCGAGCCCTATGTTTGGCATCGCCAATCCAGCCATCGGAACTTCTATCACGCGAGGGGAACGCATCGTCGATTTGTTCGCGTAGTATCCAGGCAGCCTTGGAGAGCCTAGGAGAGAAGGAGCTTTGCGTCATCCTCGGTAATCCCTAACTTAGCTAAAAGTTCAGCCTTCTTGGCAGCCCTAAGTGCTTCTTCAGCTTTACGCTCTTTCTCAGCCGCTTCAAACGCTTTGGCATCTGCCTCACGTTGAGCAAGTTCTTCCTCGGTAAGTTCGACTTCCTCGACCACTCCAGTTGAGCAATCGACTACTAGCTTTGTGGTCATGTTATCTCCTTATGATTTCGATATGCCGTAAAGGGTGGCGGTTGAGTATTGCATAAAGTTGTTAGCACTAAAATACAACTCAGCGCTAGTGATGGCAGATGTTGTAGACCATAAACCAGCGGTCAGTTGTGCATAGGATAAAGTGGCGTTGTTTTCGCTTACGCCATCCACCGAAAAACTTTTATTTGTTGACCCGTTATAGTTTGGAATATATATTTCTAGGTTAGAGAAAGTCGATGCCGTTGATGAATCGGCATTAACACTCATTAAGAACGAGTCGGTTCTTGTTGCACTTGACGCGGTAGTTCCATTCCCTTCGACATACCTTCCCGTAAATGTCGTTGTAGAACCATTTAGTTTCAAGAACACAGTTGGAAAAGAACCAGCCGTTGTGCTTGAGTTTCTTACGGATGCAACAATTTTCAAATCGGTGTAAGTTGATGGAATACTGCTAAAAGTAATAGCGGCTTGCCCACCAGCCCCAACAGTCACACTAGCAATCTTCTTGTAAGTTACTGGCATATTACGCCGCCTTGATTCCGTAGAGGGTGAACATTGAACCAATGGCAAAGTTTACGGCGGCATTGTTTTGGATTTTGATTGCTGTGATGGCTGAGGTGCTGCGCCAAAGATTTGCCGCCATTAATACACGAACTGTTGAATCATTTCCCCTTGCTATAATAGTTTTATTAGTAGTTGTATTACTATAGTTTTGAAAATGTGCTATTGCTATTGTTGGGCTTGTTGCAACATCCCCTAAAAATAGTGAGGTTGTACTGGTAACCCTGTCAGATGATGCGGCAGAGCCGTTACCTATAAGACGCGTGATAGAATAGTTTGTGGCAGTATCCGAGTTTATGACACCCTGAATAGCACCTGTTGAAGAACCAATAGTTGTATTCATAACCAAAACTAAATCCGTAAATGTTTGCGGAATACTAGTGAACTCTACTGTAGCAGCAGAACTGCTTAAAGTATTTGTGGCAATCGGTTCATAAGTCGCTGGCATGATTAACCCTTGATTCCGTAGAGGGCGGCATAACTATTCGCAGGAAATGAGTTACCGCTTTCAGGTTTCAATCTAATGTGTGTTATCGCTGCGGTGTTTCGCCAACTCCCAGAGCATAAAGCGATAATCCCGTTAGTATCGTTGAGGTCTGCTCCCCCTAATGACCTGAATGTTTTGTATTTGTTTACATTGGAATAGTCCAAGAAGTCGATTACTGTGCCGCTAAAAGAGTTTGAAGTTGCGCTGGCGCGTGGAGCAAAGCCAATGCGGACATAACTGGTTGATGTTCCTGCGCTGGATACAGGTGAAGTTCCGTTGCCATATAAAAAGTGATAAGAATAGTTTGATGCCGTATCGATGGAGCCATTACCGACCTGTAACTGGATTTCATCTTGCGCCGTTCCTGCTGTTGTTGAACGAGCCAAAACTCTTAGTTGAAGGTGTTGGTAGGTTCCAGCAATGCTCGTGAAATCTATCGCGGTTTGACTTCCTGTAAGTGAGACTGTGGCGATAGATTCAAAGTCGCCAAGTGCCGCACCGCCAACAAACATACCAGCAAGAACATTGCCAATCATTAGGCAACTGCTCCTACTACTGTCCACGCGTTTGTCGCGGTCTTGATAGCAACAGCAGTCTTATATTGAGCAAGCGTTGGTTGTGCGCTGGTAGCTCCTGCGCTGGTAACTGTGGTTGTGCCAGCAGTGACGGCCTTGATGGTTGCTGCACCTGCGCCTGTGTTCAAGATTGTGATGGCTGTGCCATTAGGGAATGCGTAAGTAGCGTCAGTAGGGATGAGCACATCCTTGGCGGCTGCGTTTGTCATGATGACGAGCACTTGATACTGGTCGGTTGAAGCCAGCGTGTATGATGTGGTTGAGTTTGAGTTGAGGGTAAAAGTAACAAGTCCGTTATACATATTTGCGGACAAAACATCACCCGTCGAAGCAGGAAACCCCTGTGCCATTTGATTCTCCTAATAGGTCATTACTGACTGACCGATTATACCAAAACGATTGCTGCCGACGATGTAGCCGTCGATAAGGGGTTCGCCTGTGGTGAATGTGGTCTGCCATGTGGTTGGTGTGATTTGGTGGGTAACGCCAAAGATTTGAAGTGTTTTGGTGAGGGTTGAACCTCCAGGCTGCTCATTGCTGATTTCAACTGGGTCGAAGAAGTCGAGGCCTAGGGCCGCCTGAATCCCTGCCGTATAGTTTGGAGTGGTCAGGTCTAAGGTCATTGCGTCGATGCGGATGTCCGTGTCTTTACGGCTGACAACGTAGGCCTTGGCTGTATCCATGACATCTGTATCGGTTTGGTGCAGTAGGTCTTCCTTGGTGATGGTGTGAGGGAAGTAAGTATCAATGGAGGCTTGGTTGAAGGTGGTCTGCATGGTGCCACCCACGCGCTTGAAATTCGCCGTGTTGAAGACCAGGCGGTCATCGAAGGCAAACTTGAGGTTCGCGTAGTTAATGCCTGTGGTTTGGTTGAAAACTGTGGCAGTACCGCCAATGGTACTAATCGCGTCATTGCGCTCACGAAATACCACATCGCCCGAATGGCTCATGTAAAGAGCGCCAAACTCGGTGAACTCGACATCCTGGAGAGCTTGAAGGACTGACCTGACTGTGCCTGGGTCTGCCTGGACTGTGGTTTGGCCCGTGTCAATGCTTCTCATGCTGTTGGGGAATCCGATGGTGTTGAGGATGTCACCGACACGGCTTCCAGTAGTTTCGCCAGCCGTTGCGCCTGTTACTGTTGTTACGGCTGACTTATTGAACAAGGTGAAAGCGTCTGAGCAAGTGATATTGATGTAGCCCAGTTCTTCGCCGCGTGGGTACTGGTAGTCATAAGAAAGCGTGTAGCCAGCATAGAGAGGATAAACAGTCCCTAGGTGGGTTGCGGTAATGACAACCTTGCGTAGAGGTTGCAAAAGTCCATAGTAAGGAGACGCTATGTTTTGGGGGTTCCAACTTCCGTCAGTATCTAAAACGCGCAATCTCGCTGAACCAGCTTGAAATCTATCTTGCGTTAAGTCTCGACCTCGACGAATCTCAATGGCTGTGGTTTGGCTCGACAAGTCCACGACAGTTGAAACCGAGTCAGCGAGCACCGCATAACCGAGTTGGCTAATGCCGATTTGAAACGCCGCGCCGAAGCTAGGGCCGCTTGAAAAGTCGAAGGAAACCTTGACGCTGATTGGATAGGTCATTGGCTAGTCGCCTCGACCTGTACTTCTAAACCATCGAGTTGAGACTCCAGTACTAGACGCAGCCACGACTGCATCAACTACCCTCCGCTCAAAGTCATCCACATATACCGAGCCTTCAACTTTGATATTGACAGCCATTCCAGTCGGGTTACTGGTTGCAAGTTCAGGGGTTATGAAGTATGCACCTTCACCGCCCATGAGCTCAGGGACCTTAGGCATCACCGATAAACTACTTGCTCCACCTGCGCCAGTTGCACCGCCAGGGATGGCTGCGACGGGAGCGCCTATGCTTGCTAATCCTTGACGCATTGCCTCAATAGCAACCAGCCAGGCATCAAATGGGTTTTCTGGCTTGAAGTCATAAGCCTGTGTTTTAAATTTTGCCAACTCTTCTTGAGACTTGCTGAGTTTATCGGCTAGAGTCGTAGCTTTATCAGCGTTTTCGTTGAGAATGGCTTTCATCAACTGGAGTCTGAGCTTCTCATTTTCTGTGATGTCGCCTTGAAGCGCTGCCTCAATTTGAATCTTCTCAAGGTCTAATAAGCTCTTGGCTTTATCTAGCTTAGAGGCTTCGGTTTTAGCTTTGTTTTGTTTGGCTAGTTCGCTAGTAATCTTCTTTTGAGTGTCCAGGGTTTTGACCAACTGCCTGACAACACTCACGTCTGGTTTGTTGGCTTCGGCTGCTCTCGCTTGTGTTAAATCCAAGGCTGCCTTCACGCCAGGAAATAGGTTCAACCCTGTGCCAAGCAATGTGCTAGGCCTTAGCGCTTTGCCGAGTTTGACGGTTCCGCCAGTTAACGATTCAACGTCTTTTGTGATTTGAGCAAAGCCCACAGCAATGTCACCGACATAAGTAGCAAAGCGCTCCATCTCATCGGCAATAACAGTAATGCCTCCACGACCTTCACCAAGCATCTCGATGGCTTGGACAAGTTTGCCGCCAAGGATTTCCTGGGCTTCGTCAGCCGATATCTTGAGCCTATTGATTTTGCCTGTGTAGGTTTCGGCTGCGGCTGCCGCTTGGCCTCTAAATCGCTTGCTAAGGTCAGCCACAATCTCGTCAAAGGATTTGGTTGCGAGGTCTGCCTTGCTAATGCCTACGTTAAGACGGCCAAGGCTGGTCTTGTTACCAAGATAAGCGCGACTGAGTGCCTGGGTAACTTGTGCAAGACTTTTACCGCTTCCAGCCGATACGTCGAGAGCAAGATTGAGGATGTCTTGTGACGCGCTAAGGCTTCGGGTTGCGTTTGCTAGTTGCTGGAACGCTGGCCTGAGTTCGTTATCGGCTACGCCCGTTGCTCGTTGTAACTTGTCGATGTAATCCTCGACTGGAGTGACATCGTAAGCAAGGCCTAAGGCTTTGAGATTAAGCGAGAGCGACCTGATTGCCTTGTCTTCTTCAGCAAAAGCCTTGATTGATTGTTTGGCAAATTGAGTAATACGACGAGCCCCAAAGGTAGCAGCCATTGTAACGCCAAGGGCTTTAACTGTTTGATTAAATGCCTTGGTGCGCTTCTCAGCCGCCGTCAATCCCTTGCTATTAAATGTTGAGAGGATATTGATTAGGATACTCATGCGGCTAGTCCGTAACTCTTTTGGGTGACTGCATTGGCTTTGGCTTCGGTTTTCTTGATTGCTGCCATAATCTTGTCAATCGTGCGGCCTTGTTGAGCTGCGTAAGCGGCTCGCAGGATACGGCCTCGCTTATTCTTTTTCTCAGCTCCTATGCGCTGTGTGGGGCCAATCTCGCGGTCCACAGACTCAATGAAATGGCGACCAGCATTGGGGTTTGATGAATGGCTAGTCTTGCGATTGTCGAAACGTTTATCTGCTGTAGGACCAACCCAGGGCTGACCATTGGGACCTAAGTTGCCAGCCGTTTCCGCAATGGCTCCAGCGTGGCTACGATTGAGCAAGGCATACATCACCTTGTAGCCAGACTTATTGACTGAGGATGAACGAGTCGTATATTGGATATTGCGCCTGACAAGGCTGCCGTTCCACTTAGGGAAGTTTTGAGGGCCTAGATATTTATTGGGCGATGACCATTGACTGAGGCCAGGAATACTGTCAGGAACGCGAGCCTTGGCATCGGTGACAACCTCTTGCATCGCCGACCTAATCTCTGCGTTCATTTCTTTGTAGAGGTCGGGATTGACTTTACGCAAGGCTTTAATGGTGTCTAGGTAACCTTTTACCACGACTGGCATTTTCCACCGCCTTCGCCTTCTCTCGCATATAGGCGAGGGTTGCGCGGAAAATCCGTTCATCCATCGCCAGCCACTCACTTGCTGGGATTCCTGTCTCGACCTGTAGCTGGGCTATCAGGTAAGTCAGCGAATCCTTGTCTATTTTGGGTCGGAGTCTTCGACCACTTCTACGCTCTCAAGCGTTGCCACGAAATCAATGCCAAACGGCTTGACTGTGACACCTGAGCGTCTTAGACATTCCCACGCCAGCCAATAGAGGTCGCTTTGTTGCTCGCGGTCACGAAAGGCTTTATGAAAGCCAATCTTGTGATGTTGCTCGAAAGCAAACTCTATGGCTGGAGTGATTCTGTGTTCAGTTGTGTTTCCGTCTGTCTGGGTAATCTTGAGGCTCGCCATGTCTATCTCCTACCAGGTTCCTGTGTCTGCAACAGTAACAACGCTGTTGAGTGTAAACGTCACATCTTGCGAAGATACGTCTGCTGGAGTCCCGTTAATGGGGGTTAAATTGTTGACCAAGATGTCAAAAGTGTAGAGCTTGTTGCTGTCTGCAACTGCTGAGTCTTTATCCTGAATCAACTTGACTGCAACAGTAGTTCCAAAGTTGGTAATCAAGGTGTCTAGGATGTCATTGCTTGCGGTGTCATTCATGAAGGAAAGCGTCAGGGTTCCTGACTGCAATCCCTTAACGAATTGATGAGCTTGCGAGC